GTTATGAAGACCAACTAGTCGCGCTGGTGTCATACAATCCTTGATAAAGAACGGACGAACGTAGATGCCCGAATAATAATCTCCACCACAGGATTCACGGAACGGTCCGGAGCGATAAGACTTCTCGTTGTTAACAAGAAAGCCAAAATCCTCGAAAATCGTTTTCACTTGTTCATAATATTCAGTTTCGACTACCAAGTCGTCTCCGAAGATTGAACAAATATGTGAACTCCATTCTTCTCGTGGTGAATTTGTTTCCATAATTACTTTGGCAATTGAGTAAAAGAGAAGACTCTCGAGCTCAAAAGTAAAACCATTTCCCATAGAACTAAACAACTGGAACTCTACGTTAGTTAAATTGTAGGGTTTGCAGTCATATTTAGGACTTCTCCAAGTGTTCAACAAGTTGAACCAATCGGAAGGGAGTAAGGTATAAACTACCCAAAGTGCTATGGAATTGCTGGCCTCTTTAAGGTCTAAAGTTGCAATGCAACCATTAGAAGAACCCCAACGGGCTAGGAAAGAATTTGTGCTTTGATTAGACAAATCTATCCCAACTGATCGCAATCTTGTTTTCAAATGAGAACCAATGCCTTTTTGAACTATTGAGTTCAGGACAAGTTGCTTCTCACAAGTACGATCAGTTTCAGCATTTTTCGGGACAAAGAATATCTCCCCGGAGCCTACCCTACGCTCTACTCCATTTTTATAGTGTAGAAAGGCGTAGTGAGGAACTGTTTCTAATAGTTCCTAGAGTGATTCCTGAGAGACATTCAATCCGTGTATAGGTGTTACAGATAACTTGTAACGTGAAGTTGTATATTTTTTACAGCTGGTGACTTCACCTGGCCCGAACCGTAGGTCGAGGTCAGCAAGTGAGGGTGCCGGACCCATGATGTCTGAGATTTTTCTTCGGATACGTTGAATTAACGTATCTATATCAGGAGTTTTAAATTCTCCTGAATCCCAGGTATCATGGTATTTCCGAAACTTATCATTTGTTGCCTTGTTCCTGAATTCACAGGCCAAAAAAGAATACATAGCAGCATCTCGTGTTGTAGTAGGGTCTTTGACAAACGATGCATTTTTCTTCCGAAGGGCCTTAATTTGGCCATTAAGCAATATTTCTAATGCTTTTTTATCGGTTAGAGGTACATCTGAATCTAGAACCTTCTGTAACACAGTTGAAAATAAAATTTCCAACTTTTTGAGACAAGCTTCGTTCTTTTTGGCGGTAAATCGATCGTAATATTCGATCTTGTTCTTCTGTTTCGAAGACATATTTGTCATACGAAACCTCCCTATAATATGTTAATAAGTGGAGAATCCCAACCAAAACGACAATTATTATTTTAACCATTTTGGCGGGTTGTGGAAGCGCTGACACAATACTTATTTTAATAAGGTTGAGTCAGTTTAGTGACTGCTTCTTTCACTTGAGTCGCCGATAAGGCAGCAGTGATGAAAGATAAAAGGTCTTTTCGATTAGTTTCAGTAGTTCGTTCATTAATGAAGAACTGCATACGAACCTTCTCGAGAAAAGCGACCTTCGGAGCAGCCACATATCCACCACTCGAACCAGATACAGATTCTAGTACAGGTTGTACTAGTTCTATGGTTACAGTTGTCAACCCTGCTTTTGAATCGCGAGATTGCGAAACACTAAACTGTTGTTGCCCTATGTAGGGAACATCGGTCGTGTTAGCACGCCATTTGCAGACAGGGCCAGCAGATACAGGTATTAAAACCGTTTCTACTGGAGTTGGTGTTGTGGAATCCCACGTAGTAATATTAGCGATGGCAGCCATTTTGGCTCCTTGCAATAGGTTAAGGGTTAATTATTTCACTCTAAGTCTTTGAGTAAGAACAGAGAGCAGGTTAACAGCTCGACCGACGTTGAGCCACTCGCCGGGATTAACAATTACAGGCAGTGCAGCAGAAAAAGGTCTAGGATTACGCGTAAACACAAAACGTGTTTCGGCGGCATCACGACGACCTGATGTAAACTCACTACTCGTATGGTAATCCTTGCCAATGGTTATAGAAAGGAAGAGCCGGGTATCACATATGACCTCATCCTTATATAAGGGTGAAAGGTCTAATGCGTTCAAGTAATCTCCTACCGGAAGCACATAGTCGATCGCCCAAGACATGGAAACTCGTTCCCATGCTACTTGGCGGGCGTCTGGTGGCTTCGTAAAAGGAGCTGGATCTTTGATATATATAGTAATCGGAAGTTTGAATTTCACAAGCATAGACTCCCTATGGGATCTATAGTTGTCTTCATACTTTTCCGGTTTAAACCATACAGCCTCAACTTTTTCTACTCTTGGATAGCTCAAGTCAGTAGCTCGTTTCGCAATACTCTCTGCACCTGACGTAATGTCATGCAAAAGAGGAGCAATACCGAATTTATACTGAAGTGTGCCACTAGCAATAGTCTTGGCGGCAGCAAGTTTAGACGATGAATCTAAACCAATAGCTCGTGCAGCACCGCGATAATCACCTTTACCTAGTTTATCTAGGCCTTTGGCAATATTTTTCGCAGTGTCTCCGATCATCTTGGCAGTTTCATCAATTTCTGCTACTGCTCCAGAGAAATTGAACGAATGATTCCTTACGACATCGTTTAGTTTTATCAACAGACTGTTTAAGTCATTGTCGGTAA